TTCCCCCGGTTCCGTTGGTCCACCGAGAAGCGTTAGAGCCATCTCCGACTGAGGTAAGGACTTGCCCTGAGGTTGTTGTATTAGGTACGTTTGCCATGACTAACTCCTAATTCGTTGCTTTAATTGTGTTGCAACGTAGGTGGGCAATTTGCACATTTTCGTAAACATGAGTTCCACCTTTTGATAATGGGATGATGTGGTCAACTGATCTATACAGTTGATTTGGATAAGTCAAAGAACTATCTATTGGCTCAAAGCAAATCTGGCAAATCCAGTTATCTCTATTGGCAACGACAAGGGCATCTATGCGCTCGTAAGCAACTTTGTATTTTCTTGCTCGCCTTACATGGTTGTAATCAGCCAACTTTTCAGGGTTTGCCTGTTTCCAAAGTTTTGCTAATTCGTTCTTGCGTTTCTTGTTTCTTTCATAATGAGCTTTAGAATACTGTTTAGAAATTGCCTTTAATTCGGCTTCGGACTTCTTGGCTCTTTTAGGCTTAGGTGTGTAGGGGTTTTTAATCCTGTATAAACGTATTGCTTCTCTGCAACATTCGTGGCATTGAGACATTCTTCCAAGCCTGCCCTCTTTTCTAGGGGCAAACTCAGACAACTGTTTCACTTGCTCACACCTAGAGCATTTCTTTTCTTGTATGTCCACCAGTAAAGTCTACCAGAGTTGGCATACTAATTTCTTATTGGATACGGGTCAAGTATGAAGGAAGCGTGCCATTGTCCAGGGTCAGATTGAAAGTCGTGGCTAATGGATTCCACAACATAATTGTAGTTAATAATTCCTGCGCCAGCAGCGTTAGGCGGTGTGCGCTGAAAGTTAATAACAGTTCCAAAAGGAGTGCCTAGAAGCGTAGGGATGTAATACCCCACTGGTGTTCCTGATGATTGATTTGTTGTTTCTGCTCGAAGCTCTACATTCTGAACACGAGGAATTGGGCTTCTGTATAGGTAGCCTAAATAGTTAGCCGTTGATAGCGCAGAGTTAGAAGAAGCATTTACCGTAGACCCCCTAGACAAGGTTGAGTAACCGTATCTAGATTCTTGGGCTGTGTTCTCGTAAATCTGTTCTGCACCGGCTTGAGGTGTGACTTTAACCGTTGTCCATAGGTCTGTGTCATCTCGAGATGTTTGCAACGTCGGTCCGTAATAAGGAACTCCGGTGTTGGTGTCGGTCCAGGTTGAAACTGCAGTTGAGCCAGTCCCGTTAAGCGCCCATGAACCAGTATTGGTTGATGAGCTCCATGTCCAAGTGCCGTAGTAGTTCTGTGTGTAGAACTGAAAGACCCCTGTGTTGGTTTGAAAGAACGCCCCAATGTCGGTGTCGGTAACTTGCAGAATAAGGTCAAGCGCCGTTGATCCGGTGATTGGTGCATCCCAGTAGTAAGGCTGACAGACAACTGCGCCTTGATTTGTCAAATACGAGTAAGGAGAACCGTTGACTGAGAACACGCCAGAGTTAAGAACAATGGTGTTTCCGCTTACGTAGCCAAAACCAGCAATAGTTAAAACCTCAGCGATACGGTCTGCCGATGTGTAATTTACGCCGGTAGTAGGGTATCCAAGCTGCAACAATGAACCTGCACGATACCTAGCCAGAACCTCAGAAGAGTAAAGCGTTGAAGTGTTTAAGTTGTTGCTAATTACAAGTTCGTCAATAATGCAAGGGCATGAAGCAGCCGTTGATGAATCTGCTAAAGCGCCGTTGGTCCCACCAATGTTAAGAGACTGTACGCCATAAATTACAAGTTCTGTAGACCACCCGTTGTAATAAGAACCAGCCCATGAAATAGGGGTCATAGTTCCATCAGCGTAAATACACAACTGATTAGAAGAGTTGTTTACAAAACCAATGTGATGCCAGTTGTTGTTGTTAACCGTTACGGCTGAACGTATTACAGAACTAGCATTTCCAAGACCAGTAGCAGTTGCAGGATGTGCGGTGCTTGTTAGGTTAATTGTTGTGGAGTTAGAGCTAGCAATTTGCCATTCTCCGTTGTAAGCGACTGGAGTGAAACCAGTAAGTTTTAGCCATTGTCCGGCAGAGAGGTTATTGCTAAGTGCGCCTGATGCAAATGTTCCGTGCAAAGTTAATGCAGTTGTTGTGGAAGTTGCAGAAGTAATAGATCCAATAGATTGTCCAGCAAGAACGGCCTCTAATAGACCGGTAGGCGAAACCCACATTTGAACAGGAGTTCCTGCATAACCACCAGCCAAAACGGTTGTTATTTGAGTTCCTGCAGAACTACCGCCATTGAACCAGAAATCTAATCCCCCAGAAGTAGAACTTGGTACGTCGCCAATAGATAAATACCCCGAAGGTGATGATGATCCATTGGATAAGTCAAGCGCACCGTCAGTGTCATAAACCATTGCTCCGTTAGCCGAGAAGGCAACCGTGCCAAAGTAATAGCCTGACCCAGACCCTATCTTGTCATAAGTATTGTTTACTGTTGCAACTCCGCTACCACCAGCTGTTCCTGCGCCTGGGCTATACGTTAATGTAAACCCAGTTGAAGATGATGTGTAAAGAGTTTCTGAAACGCCAGACGGAGTGTTCAATGAAGAACCAGTCAGCGATGAAAGTCCAGTAACTCCAACCGATACGGGAGAAGTCAAAGAAGCAAAGTTATTTACAGCTGTGTAGTCAGTGTAACTAGAGCCGTAAATAGATGGGTTGACCGCAGAGGTAACTGTTGCTTGAGACGTAACGTCGCAGCGATACCAGTTGGTTGCAGAGGAAGCAACCCCACCCTTTGAAGGAGGGTAGCAGTAATTAGGCCAAAAGTTTGCTGAGGCCATGTATTTGAGGCTTAGAAGTTTAGTCAAGTCTGAGGCGTTAACTACTAACTCAGAGTTGAGTTGGTCAATGATTTGCTCACTAACGCTGTCAGTAAGGCCCCAGTAGACGTTGTAAGGCGTACCATTCCAAGTTGCTTTAACAGCAATAGGCATACGAACGTCAAGAACATTAGGCGATCCAGTAAAGAATCCAGTTCGATTGTTAAACGTCATGTTAAGCGTTGATGCTTCAACTCGGTCTAAAAAGTGCTGTCTGCCAGCCTTAGTTTGAAAATCCTGAACGTAAAGAGATACGTTGGTCCAGTATGAGTTGCTTGCACCAGAAGCAGGAAGGGCTTGCTGGTTAGCAGTGTTTAGAGTTGCGCCAGAGGTGGGGTTAAAAGCAATGTAAACATCCAGCGTTGGAAGTGCTGCAATCTGTGTCATTACTGAACCCTTTTAGTCTGGTTCGCATTCAATGTAGGTGGCTTGGTCTGGTTGTTCAGCTGAATCTGTGCTTTATTACCGTACAGGTTTCCCATTTTGCGAACGTCTTTTGTTAACTGGTCACGAACTGCCTTAGCAATTGCAGCGATAAAGGCTGGGTTGGTCGCTAAGTCCTCAGAGATAATTCCAAGATCAAGTGTTATGTTCCAGTCTTGATTTTCAACGGAATTAAACTCAGCCATTATCTATTACTCTTTGCTGAACGACTGTGAAGAGTTAGGTTTACTGTGGTTTTCCCAGTTGGTTTTAGAGCCGTTGCAGGGTGATAAGCAAATGGAGTTGATGTTGGCTTAAAGAATGCGTTGTTGGCTGCGGTCTGATTATTGGTTAACTCTCCAATCATAGATTTAACCAATGAAGTTCCAACTTGATCAAAGGAGTTCCAAATACCACCCAGAACGTCTTTAGCGGCTTGTCCTTTACCACCTGTTGCTGACGTTCTTCCCTTATAGCTTCCAGTAATAAGACCAGTAAGAGTTTCAAGAACACCAGTAGCAAACTTAACCCCAGTAATAACCCAAGGAAGAGCTACAGTTCCTAGATTGACCATTGCTTTGTTAAGAGATTGCTGGAAGATTTTAATTTGTTGAGCAGGTGTCATTATTGCTGCTTGAGTCTGTTTTGCCAAAGAACCAGCGCCAGCACCGGCAAGGTTCTTTTGTGCTGCGGCTAAATCATTTAGGTTTTTAATTAAAACCGATGCAGTACCGCTTCCGGTAGATCCAAATACGGCTTGTGTCACCTCAGAAAGTGGTTTACCAGAATCCTGAGCCGCTTGCTTAATTTGTGTAAGGATTCCTGTTATGTTGCCAACACGAAGGTCTCTGGCAAGTTTTTCTTGGCTTAGTCCAACAAGGTTAAGACCTTGAGCGTAAGCAGTTAGTTTACCCTTTGAGTCAGTCATTGGCTTTTGTAGATTTCCTAGTGCGTTAGCAAACGTAGCAATAGAACGAGTAGGAAGTGCAACTTTAGAAAACTCTGCGCCCAGAGGAATAATGGTTTGTAGAGAAAGGCCGTACTTAGAAAGCGCAACACCAACTCGACCAGATAACATAGATTCTTCGGCAGCAAGACCACCAACAAAACTCTGAGATCCCTTTACAAGGATTCCAGTTAGTTTTGTTACATCGTAACCTTTAGCGATTTGCAATGACTGGGCTGCGACAATGGCTTTAGTTGTATCAGCAACGGAAGCGTTGGTAATAATTGAAGCTTTAGAAGCATTATTCAAAAGGGTTACTGCAGCAGCACCATGAATACCTGCTTGCTCAATCATCACTGCACCTGTAGCAAGGTCTGATGTTGTTACACCAAGCGAAGCGGAAATGTCAAGTATTGATTTACCGAGAGAATCAGTTTGTTCTTTAGTTAAACCGGCTTGCAGTTTAACTTTATCCATTTGCTCGTTAAACTTCATGGCAGCGTCAACTGCGTAAACACCAACTGCTGCGGCAATACCAGCAGCGCCAAAGGCAATAGTCTTGGCAGATAATCCAAATAGACCAGAAGAAGATTTAGAAGCAACGCCAAACTCGGTCATCTTGGCTTGCGCCTCAGTCATCTTTGCTGTGTATTCTTTGGTGTCGGCGATAAGTGTGGCGACTACGGGGGGAAGAAGTCCAGCCATTTTTACGCCTCCTGAGCAGCGATTACGAGTGAGTTAAATAAAATGTCAAGCTGTGGAATAGATTTCTCTATTCCTGGTTGCATGTAAGGGAATGGTCTAGTCGTGTAGTAAGGCCAACGTCCTGATCCGTGAAAACCAAGTTCAATGCGTCGTCCGTAGACAATGTGAGGACCGGTTTGCGATTCCCATCTACCTACGCCTGTTTTCCTAGCGCCATCTGAATAGATGCTATTCATTAGGTTTCCGGTGCGACGAGTTGGCAGAGGCCATGCGTCTGAATGCCACTTCTCGGTTATCTTGGCATCAGCGCCAGTAATAAAAATGTTCTTGGCTTCACGCTTGATACGTTCTGCACCTTCAAGAACAAACTTGCGAGCTGCCTCATCAACACGGGCTTCCATTGACTTAATCGCTGCATCAAACTCTGGTATTCCAGTTACAATCTCAGCCACGCTGAACCTCGTTCATGGTGTTGTCAATGGCGTTAAGCCAGTCTGTAATGTTTTGAGGCTGGTCAAGGAAGTCTTGATGTGATCCACCGAAAGTTTTGCGAAATCGGTATTCTCTATAAAGGCTAGAAACCTCTATGTCAACATCCGAATCTTTGCCCTTTAGTGCTGCCTCCAGCCGTGCTAGTCGGCGGTAGGGGCTTTTGGGTCAGGGTCTGGTGAGAAGTCTGGCGTGTCGCTGAACTCGGTAGCACAAGCCTCGGCCAATGCCTCAAAGACAGACTTAGGAAGGTCAAGCGCAGAGTCAGCTGTAGGCAAATCTCCGTATGACCAGGACTTAACTAAACCAGCAATCAACGCCGCTTGATAACCATTTAGGTTATCTCTATCCTCGTCGCTAATTTCGGCGAAGATAGTCCACGACTCAGGCTTATTTTCGTCAAACCCGAGGTTGGTAAGTTTCGCTGCCGAACCAGCCGCCTTCATGTACGCATGAGAAATGGTTCGAGCTGTGCGCTCAGTAACTTCATCTCGTGAATACAGGATTGCTGATTGTCCGTTTGGAAGGTTTATTGCTGGCATGGTTTCCCCTTTGGGTTATTTAGTAAGCCGTTGACTGTGAGTTTATTACAATTGCTTGAAGCGGTGAGTAGCTTGTTCCACCTGTTGAGTCAGTTGAGTTTGCACGTGCAGTGAACTCTACTTCTACTTCTGTGTAAGCTTTTCCTCGTGTTCTTTTTACGTTCATAAACTGTACGTTTGTCATAAGGAATGAAACACTTTCAGCAGTAGCGCCACCAGCGGTGTCGTTAGGGTCTGTGAAAGTAATCTGAAGCGTGTCAGCAACGTAGGTAAGGGCAGTGGCGTTTGAGCCAGTTCCACTTGCACCAACAGACCAAGGGTCGTTCTGTGTGTCAACAACTGCTGTAAATTTACCTGATACTTCGATTGGTCCAGCAAAGTTCTGGTATGGAGCCTGAGTACCCATTGTAAAGATAGGTGCAGTTTTGCGAGCAAGGGTAAGCGTTCCATCTTGAATGTAGTTAAGTTGTGTCTGTGATCCACCAGTAGGTCCAACTTTTACGTTTGTGTCCCATGCAGGAATCATGTGTACGGTTGAAAAGTTAGGTGTGCTGAATCCAGAAGGAACAGTTAGCGAAGCTGTGTATGGGTTGGCAAAGAACTTGACAGTTGATTCAACTGCTGCTTCTGCACCAAATGTAATTTCCAATTGATCAGCCTTGGCGTTAGTCAAACTAAAGTAGTTAGCACCGTCAAAGTCCATGATTGTGTATGAACCAGGCTGTGAACCGTTTGATGGCTGGTTAAGAAGAGTCATGGTGTGTGTGTATGGGGCAGAGCCACCAGATACTGAGTCAACACCAAGAACGCTCTTGATTAGGTGTGGGAATGTGTCAGCAAAGATGTAGAATTTAGCGTCGTACTCGTCGTGACGAACACCCTGAACTTCATCGTAGACCATTACAGGAGAACCACGGAGGGCTTCATCACGCAAGAATGTCTGATTAGGGGTTACCTGTGGGCTAGTGACAGGAATGTAGACGGCGCTACCTCCTGCTGGGAGAAGTCCAAGGTAACTATTCGCTACTAAATATGCAGCCATTATTGAGGCTCACTTTCTGATTGTGTAGGGGTTGATTCAGGTTCTGTTGTAGAAGGCTCTACAGGGGCTTCTGGAGCCTTCTTAGAGGAAGATACGGTTGTCCAGAGCGAGTCAGGAGCAGTGTCTAAATTGTAGGTCTGCCCTGGAACGGCAAGTACGGCCTTGCCTTCGAGATCTGTAATGCCGGTGTATACCGTGGTATAGAAACCTTGGAATTTGTATTGGGTCATGTGTCTACCTCTTCGAGTACGGTGACTCGTATTGTTGAGAATGTTTGAGTTACTTCTTGAGCCCCACCGAGTAGAACTGGTAGGTCTGATTCAACAAGGATGTCAGGGCCTTTGCCACCGACTCCTGCTTCGCCCCACTGCCAGACATTGTTCTGTGTGTTAGGTGGTGCGCCAGCTTTACGATCAGCACGGATGGCTGATACGAATGAGTCTAGGAATGTCTCGTTACCCATAGCAGCAACTTCGGCTTGGCCTTGGATGCTTCGGTAGTAGCAAGAGAATACGAACTCGTAGGTCACGAACTTACGCCCGTTGTGCGCCCCACCGTAAGCCACTCGCTGTTCGCTCTGACGCTCAATAAAGGTAAATACAATTGCGCCTTGGAATTGGTTAGGCGTTTGTCCTGGGTAGAACGCTCCCTCTGGCGTAATCTTCGGAGGGAATGTGTAGATAGTTGTAAGGCCTGAAATGTCTGCGTTCGATAAGTATTCGACAACTTGGTCTCGAACGACCTGTCTTGACATTAGACACGACCCCAGATGTTGCGGAAGGTGTCTAGTAGGTCATAGGCAGATGCGTGGTGAGCTTCTGAAGCGGTGATAGGTCCACCCTGTCCTGCTGCGGCTGCGCCAGACAATGTGAAAGCACCTGATCCACGCTCTTCAACCATAGATACAACAAAGTGAATTGTCGCTTCTTTGACTGCTGTGAGGTTTGGTGAGGCAACTGAGCATCCTGCGTTGTGAGGGTACTTAGTTGGCTTTGCAAGCGTTACGGTTTCGCCGTCGTCAGGCACAAAGTCTGAGGCAACGGTGACGGTCTCGGTGTTAGCGCCATCCCAGATGATAAGAGATGAGTTCGGGTAGATACCCGTGTTTTTGGTGACCGTGATAGATGTTGCGCCCTTGAGGATTGAAGCTGTGTTAAGAGTGTTAGGGAAGCCATTTACGTAGGTGTATTGGCAAGCGTATTCGTTGCCGTATTGTGCGCCTGGGAACATTGAAGTTCCAAACTGGTATGTAGTTGACTGCCCTGGGTTCCAGTTGGTATTAACAATGAACTGGTAGCGCTCGATTTGAGTGTTGTTGGTTGTCAGGGTAATAGGAGTCTGACCACCAACAGGGCCTTGTGCTGCATAAGAGAAGGAACGAAGTTCAAGAACAGGCCAGCCGTAAGGGTGGATAATGAACTGTCCTCGACGGTTGATTGAGGCTCGTCCATTCTCGGTGTTGACAGTTGCGGAGAGTGAGGCCAATGCACCGGCAGCGTAAGCGTCTACCTTGGCTGATGCCTGGTAGATGAGTTGGGCTAGAGCTGCGTCTTGAGCGTTGACACTTGTGTTAGGGACAAGGTTAGTAAAGTCAAGGCTCGCTGCAATAGCAGAGTTCTTAATGTCTTGAATTGTGACATAAGGAACTGTGTCGTTTTCGTCTAATACCCAAGGTGCATAAATTGTCATGTTTCGCTCTCCGGCGTTAGTTCGGTGCAACCACACTTACCGCACTTGTCTCGAAAGACATTTACGAAGGCGCACTCGTTACAGATGAATCCCTTGGCATTTCTAAATGTAATTCCAGCCACGGCAAAGTCTCCTGACGATACAAGCTTCTTAGCCATGTCTTGGTCAGCGTGAAACGTACCGTCCTTCTGTTGGTTGACGGTCTTGCCCTCAAACTCAACTGATTTCAGGTTCTTGTCTGATCCAATAATTCTCATGCGTTCCCTTTGCGAATAGAGCAAGGAGTCAGGCTGGACGAAGGGGAACATCCAGCCCGACTCAACTTG